TCATAGTCACCAGTATCTTCAATTACTAAATCTACTTGATCTGGTTTTGATGCGGTTTTATTTATTTCTAATAAATTATCTAATTCAAAGCCATTCATACTAACACCTTCTATAAATTAAATATTAATATTAAGTCTTAACACATTTATTTTCATACACATTAACGCCAAAAACATCTTGATAATACCATAAAATATGTAATAAAGGAGGAATATGATTATTATGCCGATTTATGGTCAGGGTTTCGGTCCATCTTATGGTGGCATGGCAGTACCTCCACGTCAACCACCGCCTCAACAGCCTAATAGAGTAAGAAGAATTTATTCTCAGAAAACAACTAAAAATAAATCTTTCTTAGACATGCATCATTATCTTAAATCTTTAGGAATTAAGAATAATGAATTTATGCTTACACTAATCGATCCGGATCTGGATGGTATTGATCCACACGATCCACATCTTAATGCATATTATAAGCAAAAAATATTGCGTGAGTGTATTAGCAATTACTGGTATTTTTTGCGTGAAGTCATAAGAATACCTAGTCCAGGCGGCGCTCCAATGATGTATAAGCTCACAAGAGGAAACCTGGCTTTAACATTCTGCCAATTACTTAACTTAAATACATTCTATGAAGCGCCTCGGCAGCAAGGCAAGACAGTCTCTGCAGATATTAGATTTCTATATATTTACAATTTTGGTACTACTAATGCTAAAATGGCTTTCTTACATAAGAGCATGGATGGTTCTAAAGATAACTTACAGACTCTTAAAGATATAAGAGATCTTTTACCTCCATATCTTGTTATGAAAGAAAGAGTATTACCAGATGGTAAAATTGATAAGGGTAAAAATAATACCAATGAAATCGTAAACCCATTTAATAATAATAGTATTAAGACTTATGCATCTGCAACTAATAAAGCTAAAGCAGCATCATTATTACGTGGTAAAACATTACCTTTATTATGGTATGACGAATATGCATTTATACCATATAATGATACTGTTTATATGAATGCAGCACCAGCATTTAAAACTGCTGCTATGAATGCTAAAAGAAATGGTTCTCCTCATGGAATTTTAATAACTACTACTCCAGGCTATATGTCAACTAATGAGGGTAGAGAAGCATATTCTATGAAGGAGAATGCCACAAAGTTTAGCGAAAGCTGGTATGATCTTACTTATCCGCAGTTAATGCAGATTATTAATGCTAATACTAAATCTGATTTCGTATACGTTAAATTTAGTTATCAACAGCTTGGCTGTTCAGAAGAATGGTTTAATGAAGTATCTCGCCTGTTAAAGAATAGCTGGCCTGATATTAGACGTGAGATTCTGCTTGAATGGGCTACTGGTGTTGAAAACTCGCCATTTAGAGAAGAAGATCTTAATACTATTGGAAATCTTGTAAGACAACCAATCTCTGAAGTCTATCTCTTAGGAAAATATAGATTTGAAACTTATATCCAAGCAGATACAAGAACATATCCACCAATTATTGGTGTTGACGTTGCAGCAGGATATAAACATGACTCTAGTACTATTACTGTAATAGATTCTTATTCTACTAAAGTTTTGGGATGCTTAAACTGTAACTACATTTCTGCTTTCGACTTGGCACGATGTATCGAGTTCATGGTAAAGAACTGGATGGATAATGCCGTTGTGAACGTAGAAAGAAATGGTGAAAAATAAAGTAATATAATAAGAAATAAAGTGATATAAAATTCGCATATTTTCATCATTAAGCGAATTTTGTATTTAAAAATTATATTATTTTAAACCACAGCTAATAGCGAAAGCTGTTAGTTCTCCTGTGTTAAAACTGCGACTGATTGGTCAAGAACTCTATATGCTTATAAATATAAGCTGTAAAAACAGAAACAAATATAGAGATGATGATAAGGTTCAATGTCCTAAATTATTATTAACAAGCCAACGTGCAGTTACGAAAATATCTAATAAAGATATTACGTCCAACGACTATCCCTTAGCGAGGGAGTAAAACCGCAAGCTTATGGCGGAAGAAAAATACAGCCCCTAAAAATTAGGGTGTACATATAGTCTGATCATTTTCTATAATGGAAATGCGTGGAATTGACCACGGGATATAAAGTTGCGTTTATATCTAAACGTTATTGGTTATGGTAGTTCAGTTATAGCAAAACTTATTAAAGCCGGACTGAAGAAAAATCTATATTATGAAATTAAAGATGTTACTGTAGAGGAACGTCAGGACGGGATACATGCCTACAAACAAAAAATACGTACTAAAGTATATGGTCTTAATAGTACAAAAGATGTACGTAAACAGCTTATTGATATACTAATAGAGCGTGTTGAAAATCATAAAGATAAAATAATTTCACCAATAATCTATAATGAATTATTGGGAATGGAAATCAAACGTAATGGTAAAATAGAACACTCTGATGCAACACATGACGACCAAGTATTCAGTATGCTTATGGCATTATGGGTATGGTATGAAGGTGTTAACTTAGGTGAAAGATACGGTATTAAGAAAACCACCATTAAGACTGATGATGAAGTAGACGAAGCTCTAGATTATTTTAATGATGATACTGTAGAAATTGTTAGTCAATTTAATACACAAGATGAATTATCTGAAGAGATTGAACGTGATCTTAGAGCAGCAATTGCTGCTGGCGGTCAAGCTATTGATGAGTTCCTTGAGAAGCGTCGTGCTGCTGAGAAAGAGCAGTTTAGAGAGCTAGTAAATACTCCTCTAGGTGAAAAAGCATACAGGAATATGTTTAGCATTCCTAAAGAGCAACCTATTGAAAAATATGTTGGATCTGGAGAAAGCTTTAATATTCCAAATTCTGTATTTAATAGCTTTTATAATCCAACGGATAGATTATTTAATAGCGATTATTCAGATACTCCCGCTCCAGGAGCTGTTCCTGAATCGCAAGTATCACTTCTTGAAGATGAAGAATATAGTTATATTGATCATTTTAATTTCTAAAATATATTATGTGACTAGAGGGGAAACCTCTAGTCACATAAAATTATAAAATAGAACTTTATTATTTCAAAAACAGAAAAGTAAATTCTAAAAAGAATTAATATTAAGAAAGGGGTTATAAAAATGGCAATCACACCTCCTTATGAAATTAGCAATGAATATAAGCTTACAGAGATTCTTGGTCATTTTGACTCAAATTATATATTTGACGTTATTAATGATAAGCTAGATAGTATTGATTACACTGCAGTACTTGAAGAACCTAATGTCGTTGTGTCTTTTGAAGAGAATTTCAAAATGATGAACGAAAATTATCCTGGGGATGCTGATAATATCAGAATGATTCGTCAGCAAGTATATACAGATATTATTAACGTACTATGTCAACGTTTTAATCTTGCATTTAATGAAGAAGACGATACTATTGATAGATATACTTTAGCGTTTTATTTATATGATTTCTTGGTAAGTAATAGAAATAATATTATGGTTAATTTCTTTACATCATTCATTATTAATAATAAATCAAGCTTAACGAGGATTTTAAATCTGGACGAGTATAGAAAATCCAGAGATTCTGCTGCTGCATATGGGAAAAGAATTTACGATGACCAGGGTTATGGAGTCATTAGTGCTAATATGACAAAAGTAATTAACCATATTGCCACTATTGATATTTCTTTAAATAATATTTTCCAGAGTACTTATACTAATCCTGAGGTTCTAGCATTTCTAAATAACGCAATTGCAGACAAAGGCAATTTCTTTAATGATTTTTATTGTGTTATTTTGCAGCAATCTGATATATTACCAGTGGTTATTACAAATATCCGTCTGGCATTACAGAAAATCGTTGGTGGGATTTCTCAATCTAGTATTCATGAATTAATGTCTTATGGAGGAGAATTAGAATAATGGACGAAGTAAAGAATATCAATATTAATGATAGCGTTACGCTTACAGATTCTCAGGTATCTCAAGTATATGAAGCATTACAGAAAGAAGATAAATCTAAGGATTTACTTGATGCTGCTAAGAATGAAACTGAAAGCGCAACTTACGATTCTATCGAAGAGCAAGATATTAATATTGACCCAGAAAATCCTGTCATGCCACCATTAGAAGATATTCCAACTGTACTACCTCGTGATGTTCTTAAAGAAGCACTAAAACAATCTGAACTTGGCATTGAATCCGATGAAGATGCCGAGACTATGATTGATCTTATCTTGGAGTACCGTAAGAATAAGAATATTAAACTCTTTGATAGGCTCCCAGCAAAGATGAAGAATCTTGTAGAGGGATTCTATAGAAGCATGAGTCCTAAACATGCAATCAGATCAAGTAAAGAATCAATTGCTAAGTATTTCATAGATGAGATTATTAGTGCTGCATCTTTTGATAAGGCTTTAAAAGATATAGAGTTTGAAATGTATAATGCATATAATAGTATGGAAAAAGAAATGGCTGTAATCATGGATGAAGCGTACAATGGTATTTTTGATAGTATTGATGAAGTACGTAAAGAAGATCCAGAAAAAGCCGATAAGATTCAAAAAGTCAAAGATGCATTTGATATGGCTAAAACATTTGACTATCAGTTACAGTATTTACATGCTCAGAAGCCTCGTGATGTTCGTAAATATCATATTAGATTCAATGATGCTTGTTCTC